ATAAAGTTTGAAAAATGAGTTGCCTAGATAATGTTGTTGTAAAAATGTGAGAGCTTCGTTATTTTTACATGATGACCATATAAATTCGGGTGGTAATATTTTAGGTTTAGATGCTAACAGTCCAGTCGTTTCATTCGAAGTATACATACGTGTAGTTGGTTGTTTATCCCAGTATTCATGCATTTACATAGATAGTAGCTTAAAGTTTTAAGCCAACACATAAATATAATGTCTCTTGAACAAGATTATACCACTGTACCCGGTCAGATCTTTGCTTGTCTATCCATTGTCGGTCCTGAGTGCCCCCAAAAGAATGAGAAGTTTGGTATTAAGATCCGTGGTGCATTTGCCACCCGTGATGAGGCCGCTAAGCACGCTGCACGTCTACAGAAGGAGGATGCCACTTTCGATATTTACGTAGTTGACATGTATAAGTGGCTTTTGATCCCTCCCGATTCTGAGAAGATTGAAGATGTTCACTATACCAACGATAAACTCGAAGAGATTATGAAGGGCTACAGGGAGAACCAGTCCGAGGCTGCTCGTATGTTTAACGAACGTAAAACAGCGATGATGGCTGAGAAGAATCATTTCGTATCAGGTGATGATAATTCCAAGTTTTACAACAAGCCTGATGAGGCTCCTATCTCTCACCCAGCCGAGGTCCTTGAACGGCTCAAGAAGGAAAAGCCTGACACTCCCATGGAGGAGCTTGTAAAGGAGGCTGATGAGATTGTTGCTGAGGAGATGAAGCAGCGTCAGAAGCAGCGCGAGGAGGAGGCGTCTAGGGATGCTAAGTTGGAGGAGGTAAAGGAGGAGGGAGAACCCGAAGTTTCTTCTGCGTAAATAATATTCATATACATTAAATAAAAATGCTTCGTATAATTCTAACAATATTGTTAGTCGGGGCTTTCTTTATTTTGTTTTTTAAACCAAATTACAATTTAAAAAACAAAACAGATTTAGGTTCAGTAGCAACTGATACAGGTACTGAGGAGGTTTCAACAACGGATGGTTTCGTCGAAGATACACACAGGGGTCCCATTCTTTTTGGGCGAGATGGAATTCCCCCAAGATATGGTGATATAGGTACGTTTGTTGCCTATTCAACTGTTCCGGAGACTCACTGGTTAAGTGGATTTCCGCAAAAGGGTGTGAATAACGATATGTACGAGGACACAGATACAAAACTTTCTACTCGTATAAGAGACTTAAGTATATCTTAAGATGACTGGTTGCATCGTCTTTCCCATAAAAAATCCTAAAAGAAATACTGCAAATGCAATAATCCATGTGGATTTATCGATATCGGTAAAAGGGTCAAATTTTCCAGGTTGAGGAGGGGATTGCGGGTAATTCATTTCACTTGGATGAAAATAATATGGTTGATCTTGAATCATTTCATCCTTATTATTATCTTCATTCTTCTCCTGAATTAAAGGGTCAAGGTTTGGGGTATACTCAATAGGATTACCAATATCAGTTTCCATTTCTAATATAGAATCTGTTTTTTTTAAGCTGATTCTTCCTCACTTTCACTCGCTTCCTCGTCATCTACCACGAAATCCTTGAGATTGCCATTATCATCAGCGTCTTCGTCATAATCGTCATCACTACCTTCTTCTGAGTTATATTCGTCTTCAGTATCTATTACTGAATCGTCTTCAAAATCTTCATGATCATCTGTGGCATAATCGTCATCTAGTACAGTTTCTACTGGTATATAAAGAACGGGCTTCTTTATAACCCTACCAAAGCGAGAACGAGTACTAACTACCATTTATATACTTTAAACACTGTTCTGTTTAAGTATCTTTAGGTTGAAGTTTATCAGTTATTTTGGGGAGTAAGATGTGAGTTCTTCCATTATTTTTCTTACAGATTGGACATTTTTGTTTTATTTTATTTTTGGTGATGATATATGACATAGTTTTATTTTCATGTACACCAGAAATAGTTTCACAATAATTAGATGTGGTTAACACTAAAAAATTATTTTTATTTCGAGTTACATTAACTACACGTGTATCATCACTACATTTCATATTCTTATTAATGAAGTTTTCAAGATCTGGTTTTACATTCATCTGTTTAATTTCTGGTTTTTCTACAATTTTTTTTATTTCGGGACACTTTGTGAGTGTTTCCTTTTTAGGGTAAAGTTTATCAATAATGTCATTTGTTAATTTATGTCTTCTACCACAGAAGTGTTCACAAAAGCCATCACGTCTTCCCCTAATTGTTTCATGTCGACTGAAACATTTTTGGAGAATCTCCCTTCCACTTATGATGAACCACACATGATTCGACCCATGATTTCTTTTTACGTTTTCACAATATCTAGAATTTGTCGCTGCGAAATATGTTTCTTTGTTTTTGAATAGTTTAGTGATGTATGCACACCCTTGACCCTCCATATTTTTTCGAATAAATGTTTCTATTTTGTGTTTCAATTCTTCATCATAGATTTCATTATTCATTTGTTCATCTGAAAAGGAATTTTCTTTGATTTTCAAAGATACAGAAGGTGGTTCTACCGTAACTGTCGTAGGTGCATCGGTTCGAACGGCTGACATTTTAAGAATTTCAACGGTTGGGTCCTGACCTATTCTCGTGAGAGAACCAACTTTGTATATGAAAACAGGAAGATANGCCAGTTGGTCTACTCTACCATTATCACAATCTTTACACCCTTTACCATCACACGCTTCATGTTTTGCTCGTTTATACGACCATGGCATTCTAAATCCACTCCCCTTTGTCTTTCTACGTGCGTCACCGTATACAGATGAATCGATAATTGCATTCCAATCCATATTACTCTTAAATTTTGAGAGGGACACGAGAATGTGTTCGCGGAGTGAGATGGCAGATATCTGATCAACCACAAAATTGGGCCAATTGAGGTGTACACCAGTTTTAATTAGGTCACCTGACGGTTTGGGTTGTGAGACAGAAATAAGACACTCTTTACCACCGTGGAACTTTACCGTCTCACAAATAACCTTAGAAATGTCCTGAATCTCATCGATTCCTAGGGGCTCTGGGTCTTTATAATCGATATCCACGAAAAAGTTATACGTCTCACTCTTTTGTTCGACGACGTAAATCCTTTCTCCCGATTTTACAGCCTTAATATACATATCGTAAAATTCATTCAATCTATCAAACGGCACAGAGAGTTTACCCCCGTCCATGAGCACGTGTGATAGATTGGTAGCATTATTGAATCTTTGTGACCAATTCTTAAACATACCTTATTATTGTTCATCATCTCTAAACCATTTCATACAGGAAACGTCCTGGTATTCTTTTGTTTTAGAAAGTTCCTTCTTAAAGGTTAACAATTCATATACTGTTTTTTCTTCATTTTGTTTGAGCCATTCCTGAATTTCCTCTTCGCACATACCCCTGTTCTTCTCTAACAGTTCACTTATCTGCCTTAAAATGAAAGCCTTGGACTTCATTATTTAATAGAGAAGGTTTTTCTGTTATGAGAACTTATGCACGCATAAAATTTAGGATTTTTTATGACATTATCTATGATGAGTTTCCAACGTTTACGTGAGTTGAATTCTTCGAGTGTATCATAACTCATATAATCGTTTTCGTCGTGTGTTTTGCGTATGGGTTGATTGTTCATCTTTTTAATTTGTGTCTTGTGTTTTTCTTCATAGAATTTTCGTATTTGGGTTTGTTGTTCTGAATCGGTTATAATTAACGAAAAATATATATACATTATATTCCAGGTCTACCGTTGGACTTTCTTTGTGTATAAATTTAAATTCTGTGTATTCACCATTCTTGAGGGAGACAACTCCACGTGTCTCCTCCTCCAATTCTCGTAGTGCGCATCGTAAAGGATTGAATATTTCTCTTCGTCTACACCCTCCTGTGACAAAAATCCAATCCTTGAAGCGCCAATCTCTCACTGTGAGAAACCGAGGTTTCCCGTCGATAAAGCTAACCGGTATTGCAATCGCTTTGTACTTCTTCATTGCGCATTCGCAAGTTATAATAAGGCGATATGTTTATTCGTCCTCCTTTACATCACTTTTTTCGGGTTCCTCCTCTGTCTCAGGAACAGATGGTTCTTCGGGGGGAGCACTGAGGTGCCTGACGACCTGGGCTGAAAAATTCTTAAACCCGTCAATATCCTTTTTAGTTTTGTTTAACTCTTTAAAAAGGAAAACGAGTGCTACGGCACACACGATGGTCGCGACAATCAAAAGCGTGTCTTTCGTAACCGGAATCATTTATAAATAAAAATAACATCTTCTTTTTAAGTATTCTACATCACGGCACCCATTTTGGTTTTACCGGGAGTGGGACACTCGTAAGGTGTCTGAGCGAATTGGACGGCTTCGTAATGCGCATTTTCACATGATTTCTGTGTGGCTGGCGTTGTGGGCTGACCGACAAAGGTTTCAAGTGTCCTGGACTTAGGATCGTACGTCAATACAAAAACGATGGAGAGAAGAAAAACTATTTTCCAAAGCATCTTTTACTAATTAGTTAGAATATAATAGACCACCCATACCATTTTCTACCCTTAAAATGTTGTAATTAACGGCATAAATATCCTTATTTACCGACCGAGTATCGTTGATGATACGAGCCGAATCAAGTCGAGAAAAGTTGAGGGTACCAGTGGGCTGCAGCTTACCAGTCTCGAGGCAGAAAGGGTAGGTGAAGAGCTTGGTGGCGGGGGTAGAGTTACCATGGGAGGTGTGGTAATAGAGAGGAACNGAGGTGTAGTTAGGGTTGGCAAATTTGAAGTCGGCAACATCGGTACCGTTAATTTGGAGCTTGAGCTTGTTATCATCGTTGAGGATCTCAAGAGCAGAGCTGTCCGCCGAAGTGAGATACTTGACGGGGTGGTTGAAGTTCAGCTCCTGCATCTTNGANCCGGAAGATACAGCCTTCTGGACCTGGGTGATGAGCATGTTAAGAGGTTCAGCTGCGAACATCTCACGCTCCTGGGTATCGAGGTACGCGTAATTCGCGTAGACGTCCCATTTAGAAGCAGCGGCCGCGGCACCCCACGTGATGCGAAGCTCCACGTCGTGATATTGGAGGGCAATGAGAGGAAGGGCAGTCTGCCAGTTCTCACAGAAAGCGAACCTGAGAGGGTAGAAGCGCTCGTT